ACATTGACTATTATCAATGATACTGGCTTTGAAGTAAGAAACTCGTTTGAACGATGGATGAATGGTATCAGCGAACATAACAATAATACAGGAGCTAGTAATCCAACTGATTATATGGCTGACATTATTGTTGAGCAGCTAAATAAGCAAGGTGATGTTACTAAGACTTATGATATGAGAGGTTGTTTCCCAACAAATCTTTCTACAATCGAACTTTCATATGACAATGAAAACCAGATTGAAGAATTTACTGTTGAGCTACAAGTTCAGTATTGGGAGTCTGGAACCACTTCATAAAAGGGTTATAAATAATATTAGACGAGGGGAGACTAACTCCCCTCCGATAATATTGAGGTAAATAAAAAATGGCAGAACTTTTTGGTTTTGAGATCAATAGAAAGGGTGATAAGCTTCCAGAGCTTCCTTCTTTTGTTCCAGACACAGACGAAGATGGCGTTGGAGTTATCAATACGGGTGGTCACTTTGGCCAGTACGTGGATATTGATGGCGATACTGCTAAAAACGAAGTTGACCTTATTTACAAGTATAGAGATATAGCTTCGCATCCAGAGTGCGATGCTGCTGTTGAAGATATTGTAAATGAAGCAATTGTGGGCGATAATAGATCAGCTCCTATTGAAATTATAATGGACGAACTTAAAACGTCTGATAAAATAAAAAAGGCTATTAAAAACGAATTTGAAAATGTAATATCGTTATTGCATTTTAACTCTTATTCGCACGATATTTTTAGAAAGTGGTATGTTGATGGTAGATTACCATACCATGTTATTATTGATAATAATAATCCTAAAGCTGGTATTAAAGAATTAAGATATATTGACCCAACTAAACTCAGAAAGATCAAAGAAGTAACAGAAGAAAAAGATCCAAAGACTGGGGCTAATATAATTAAGAAGTCAGAAGAGTACTTCTTATTTCAAAATGACGTGATGCAGGGTAATAGCGAAGGTTTAAAAATCCATCCAGACTCAATTGTATATTGTACATCTGGTATGCTAGATCCATCACGCAAAAGAATTTTATCACATTTACAGAAAGCGATTAAGCCTGTAAATCAACTAAGAATGATGGAAGATTCTCTAGTAATCTATAGAATTAGTAGAGCTCCAGAAAGAAGAATTTTTTATATCGATGTAGGTAACCTTCCTAAGGGTAAAGCTGAAGAGTATCTAAAAAACATTATGGGCCAATATAGAAATAAATTGGTTTATGATGCAAAGACTGGAGATATTAAAGATGATCGTAAGCATATGTCGATGTTGGAAGACTTCTTCTTACCGCGTAGAGAAGGTGGTAGAGGTACAGAAATTTCGACCCTCCCAGGAGGAGAAAATCTCGGACAGATTGACGACATCATATACTTCCAAAAGAAACTCTACAAGTCGCTCAACGTTCCAGCAAATCGTTTAGAGCAAGAGTCAGGATTTAATTTAGGTAGATCTACTGAAATTTCTAGAGATGAAGTAAAATTTAAAAAGTTTTTAGATAGATTAAGAAAAAGATTTAGCGATTTATTTTTACAGTTACTAAGGACTCAATGTTTATTAAAGGGTGTAGTCACTAAGGAAGATTGGGCTAGTTTTAAAGAAGATATTGCCTTTGACTTTATTGAAGATAACTACTTTAGTGAATTAAAAGAAGCTGAGATTTTAAGAGAAAGATTTGAAATGTTAGCGCAAATGGATGAATACGTTGGAAAGTACGTTTCTAATGAGTGGATTCGTAAAAATGTTTTAAGACAGTCTGATGATCAAATTGAAGAAATTCAAAAGCAAATTGCTGATGAAAGAGCTTCAGGAGAAATTGAAGACGAAGACGATCTTGAGATTTAAAATATTATAAATATATAACATAGGAAACTAATAATGAGTATTACAGATTTAATTGATAATGTAAAAGGCGGGGACAATGTTCAAGCCGCTAAAGATTTTAATAGTATCATGGCAGATAAATTAACAGCTGCTATGGATGCTAAGAAGATCGAAGTAGCATCTACATTACAAGATAGACAAGCCTCTAAAGAAGAGGGATAACTAAACGGAAAGAAATATATGAAGCTTATTGCAGAATATAATGACAATAACTTAGAAGTTATTGAAGAAAAAGTTAACGGTAAAAAGACTCTCGTAATTGAGGGTGTTTTTATGCAGGCAGACGCTAAAAATAGAAATGGTCGTATATATGAAAGATCTATTTTAGAAAATGCTGTTAATAAATACGTAAAAGAACAAGTAAGTACTGGGAGAGCTGTTGGGGAATTAAACCACCCTGAAGGTCCTTCCATTAACTTAGATAAAGTTTCACATAAGATTACTGAACTCAGGTTTGACGGAAGTAATGTTATAGGAAAAGCATCAATCCTAGAAACCCCTATGGGTCAGATCGTAAAAGGTCTACTTGAAGGCGGCGTAAAGCTTGGTGTATCAAGTCGTGGTATGGGAAGTCTTGTGCAAAAGAATGGCGCTATGTATGTGAAAGATGACTTTATGTTGTCTACAGTAGATATCGTTCAAGACCCTTCAGCTCCAGAGGCATTTGTCAATGGAATTATGGAAGGTGTTGATTGGGTATGGAATAATGGTGTACTTTGCCCACAAGAAGTTGAGAAAATTGAGACTGAAATCAAGGAAGCTCGAAACATGAGATCATCTGATGTTGAGATTAAAGCTTTTAAGAATTTCCTCTCTAAACTTGTAAATTCTTAATAGGAGAATAAATTATGTCTAATGACGAAATGAAAAATGATTTAGTCGAAGACGTATCAGAAACTGAAGAGCTTTCAAACGAGGAGCTCGTTGAAGACGAACAAGTTCAAGACGAAGAAATCGTAGAAGCTAGTGATGACGCTGAAGAAGAAGGTGATGACGAAGAGGAAGAAGTTAAGGAGTCTGATGAAGACGACGAAGACGAAGAGCCTGTTGTTGAAATGCCTAAAACTAAAGCTGCTATTATGGCATCAGTAAATGATATGTTGAAGAAATCAAAAAAGGAAGGTGCACAGAAAATCTATGCGTCAGTTATGAAAGTAATTAACGCGCCTGATGTTGAGGAATCTGTAGTAGTTGCTAAGGAAGACGTTAATGTCGACCATATCGACTATTCTGAAGACCTTGACCACCTAGTTGCTGAAGAAGCTACTTTGTCAGATGGTTTCCAAGCGAAAGCTGGAATTATCTTCGAAGCTGCTTTGAAGTCTAAAGTAGGTGCAGAGATCGAAAGATTAGAATCTGAGTATGTTCAAAACCTTGAAGAAGAAGTAACTGAAATCAAGTCCGAGCTAGTAGAAAAGGTAGATTCATACCTTAACTACGTGGTTGGTAACTGGATGGAAGAAAATAAAGTAGCAGTTGAAACTGGTCTTAGGACTGAAATTGCTGAAGACTTTATGGCTTCTCTACAATCAGTGTTCAAAGAACATTACATTGAGGTTCCAGAAGGTAAGGTTGACCTGGTCGACGAATTAGCCGAGCAAGTCGCTGAACTGGAAGAGTCTCTAAATAAATCAACAGAAGAAAATATTGCGCTCACTGAGTCTGTTTCCGGTTTGGAAAGAGCTGAGATCGTAAGAAATGCTTCTGCTGGGCTAGCATTAACTGAAGCTGAAAAGCTTGCATCTTTGGTAGAAGATATTGACTTCGATTCAGCAGAAACTTTCGAAATGAAAGTAAATGTTGTTAAAGAGTCTTACTTTAAAACTGAAGCTCAAGAATCAGTAGATGAAGCTCAAAAATTAGTGGGTACTGACGAAGTTTCGGCTGAACTCAGTGATACTATGGCTAGATATACATCAGCTATCTCAAAATATAAAAACGTCTAATAGGAGAAACAAAAAATGTTTAACGCAGACAAAAACTTAATGGAAAAGTGGGCTCCAGTTCTTGAGCACGCAGAAGTTCCAACAATTCAAGACAGTCACAAACAAGCAGTAACTGCTAGACTTCTTGAAAACCAAGAAATCGCAGCTAGAGAAGAAGCTGTTGCTAAATCAGGTACCTTCCTTGGTGAAGATGCTCCTGCTAACGCAACTGGCGGCAACGTTGCTGGTTTTAATCCCGTTCTTATCTCTTTGGTAAGACGCGCAATGCCTAACCTTATCGCTTATGATATCGCTGGTGTTCAGCCTATGACTGGTCCTACTGGTCTAATCTTTGCTATGAAGAGCAAGTACAGCACTCAAGGTGGTACTGAAGCTTTGTTTGATGAAGCTAATACTGCTTTCTCTGGCTTGGCTAGTGTTACTCAAGAAGCTGGTCCTTCTGGTCTAGAAACTGCTGCCGATGATGGTGATGGTTCTTTGGCAACTGGCGAAACTTCTGGCGAAATCGTTTCTGATTATGCTGGTGGTCTTAGTACTGCTGCTTCTGAAGCATTGGGTACTGGCGGTTCAGGTGGTTCATTCGGTGAAATGGCATTCTCAATCGAGAAAGCTACAGTAACTGCTAAGTCAAGAGCTCTTAAAGCTGAATACACTATGGAACTTGCTCAAGATCTTAAAGCAATCCACGGTCTAGATGCTGAAGGCGAGCTTGCTAACATCCTTTCTTCTGAAATCCTTGCGGAAATCAACAGAGAAGTAGTTAGAACTGTAAACCGTACTGCTAAGCTAGGCGCTCTTCAGGCTTCTGCTACTGTTAAAGGTATCTTCAATATGGATACTGATTCAGACGGTCGTTGGTTGGCTGAGAAGGCTAAAGGTTTGATCGTACAGATCGAAAGAGAAGCTAACGTTATCGCTAAAGAGACTCGTAGAGGCAAAGGTAACTATGTTATCTGTTCTTCTGACGTAGGTTCTGTACTTGCTGCTTCTGGCATGCTTGATTACAGCCCAGCTCTTGCTACTAACCTTAACGTTGACGATACTGGTAATACTTTTGCTGGTGTTCTTAATGGTAAGTTCAAAGTATATGTTGATCCATATGCGACTGGCGACTACGTTTGTGTAGGTTACAGAGGTACTACTCCATATGACGCAGGTGTATTCTACTGCCCATACGTTCCTTTAACTATGGTTAAAGCGATCGGTGAGGAAGACTTCCAGCCAAGAATCGGCTTCAAAACTAGATACGGTATGGTTGCAAACCCATTCGTAGCTACTGATGGAACCGTTGGTGCTGATCGTGCTAACCCATACTTTAGAATCTTTAGAGTAGACGGTATCATGGCTAGTGCTTAATCTTTAATTAGATTAATCTTAAAGGGTCCTTCGGGGCCCTTTTTTTATGTGTATAAATAGATATAAGGAAGATGTTCTGCGTATCAAGTGATACGTACTGCACATGAGTGGATAGGAAACCACCCCCGGAATTACAAGATAGGAGATTATCATGCATAAGATTTTTGCATTAATGACAGTAGTTTTGTTAGCTGGTTGTAATACAGTTGACTCAGTAATTGATGGCACTAAGAATATTGTTGGTGGTGTTGCGTCTGACGTTG